CGGCAAGGCCGTCCGTGCCCAGAAGCCCTTCCGCATCGGGGAGATGGATCAGTTGGCCGACATGCTCATCCGGGCCATCCCCCAGTGGATAGATGCCAAGCCCAATCTAGCAGCCCAACTCGGGAAGTTGTACCTCGATACCCTCAAGCAGTTGAGTGCGGAGACAGGAGACCTCGAAGGGGCACAGGACACTCGCAACAAGTTCATCGAGACCTACCAGCGAGCCAATGCCGAGCAGAAGGTAAAGATGATGGAGGCCCTGGCGGTTCTGGATGAGGTCGAGAGGCAGGTCGGCCAGCCCAAGTTGCCTGACCCGCATGTCGTGGACGTGGACTGGGAGCAGTAAGCATGAGAAACCCTGAAGGTGACATTCTTCGTCAAGTACGTGAGGTCCGTGAGTATGCCAGACTTGAGGAGATTCGTTCCTCCCCAGAACGATTCGCCGAGTATGTCATGGTTGATGAGAAGGGCAAACAGTGGCAACTCGCGGAGCATCACCGAGAGTGGTACCGGATTCTCTGGCATCAGTTGTGTGACATCGTTGAGCCGGGGAAGCATGTTAGGCCCCCCGACAGCAAGGACAACCTTCTGATCCTAGCCCCGAGAGAGCATGGCAAGTCGTCTACAATGGTTTGCTTTCTGTTATACATATTGGGCAAGAACCCCAACCTGAGACTCAAGTATGTATCGGGTTCAGCAGACCTTGCTGAAGCCATCGTCGGACAGGTTGCGAAGAACATTCTCAGCAACCCTAGACTCCACGAGGTCTTCCCCGATCTGAAGCCTGCCAAGGATGGGAAATGGAACCTGTCGGCCATTGATGTGCAGAAGGAACATGGCATTGGCATCAAGGATGCTTCCCTGCAGGCATATGGCATCACGGCTCCTGCCACTGGTGGTCGAGCAGATGCCATCCTGTTCGACGATTGCATCAGGGCACGAGAGGCCATTCAGGAACCGGCTCGGCTTGAGACCATCTCCCAACTCTTCTATCAGGACTGGCTCAACATCGGTGGCTACCGTCACATCGTCATTGGGACTCCCTGGACGCCAACTGACATTCATGCCCAACTCTCTCAGAACGATGACTGGACCAAGTGGAAGAAGCCAGCCATCATTGAGGGGAAGCCACTCTGGCCGGAACGTTGGCCCATTGATAAACTCCTGGCCCGGAAGCGGCAAATTGGTGAGGTGGCATTCGATCTCCAGTTCATGCTGACGGGAATCAGGGAGAAGATGTCGTGGTGGACCTCGGACATTGTGGAGAAGTGCAAAGACCCCTACACGGAGTTCGGCAAACTCCCCGAGGGTTTCGAGATCGAGGGTATAGTCGTTGGCTTTGACCCTGCTGCCAGCATGAAGATGTCCGGGTCGTGGAGTTGCATCTTCGCTTTGGCCTATGACAAGTTCAGGCGGAAGTTGCCTCTCAGGATAGTTCGCAAGAGGGGACAGCCTCGTCTTTTGGCTGAGGCCTTAGTTGACATACTGATTGAAATTCACGATGCGTTGACAGTGATGGGGCCTAACGGTAAAGTCCTTGCTGAACGGCGGGTAGACTTGGTGACGGTTGAGAACAATGCTACTCAGCAGGCCTTCATTGACCTCATCAATCTAGTGTGTGAGAACAGAGGCATCAATCTGCAGGTGCCTATCGTGGGGGCCTTTACCGGGACACAGAAATGGAACCCCGAACTAGGGCTGCCACGGATGGTGGGGGAGTTCGAGAACTCACGTTGGATCATCCCTTGGGGTGGGGAGAAGCACCAGCCCCCGATAGACCCGCTACATGAGTGCAACATCTGCTCGTGGATTGAAGAGATGTTGGGCTATCCCTACGATACCGAGACCACTGACATGATTATGTCCTCGTGGTTGGCAAGCGGGTCCATCGACAGACAGGTCATCGGTGACTTGCCTGCCGTCATGCAGAGACGCACCGTCAACGTGACAAATGTGCAGTGGTAACTAGGAGCAACCTATGGCTGATATCCTGAAACTGTTGGGCCTGAAGCGTTCCAAGGAACCCGAAGTGAGAACCTCGGGCTATCATGGCCCCATGCCGGGGAAATACGGTCGCAATCTGACTGTGCCGTGGGGGCGGGCTACCAACCGGAAGAAGCTCGAAGAAGACCTCATTGTCATGGACCAGAATGATGGGATCGTGGCCCGTATCTTCGATCACATCACGGACTATGCCACCTGCTTTGAGCATGACGAGTTCTTCGGCTTCAAGGTCGTGACGGGACAGGAACGCGGGACCGAGCCTACAGCCATCCAGACGAGGGCCGTGGGCATCGTGAATGACATGGTGCAGAGGACGCAACTGCAGGGGCAACTCACCTGGGACATTGTGCGGGACATGGTTCGCAAGGGGAACGTGTTCACCGAGACGGTCATGTCACCCGACAACCACATCGTGGCAGTGAAGCCCTTCCCCTACAGTTGGCAGATCGAGAAAAACCTCGATGACAGCGGGAACCTGAAGACGGGAGACCCGGCCCAGGCCGTTCGTGACCCCAAGATGGCCTATGACTGTGCCTACTGTCAGGTCAGTGACATCGGTTCCGTGATGGCTGCCTTCTGGCCGTATCAGATCGTGCATTGGGGCTTCGGCCACATGTCCGCAAACAAGTACTACGAGGCCTTGGGAGCCCCCGGCATCAAGAACTGGAAGCGGTTGGAGGCGGGAAGAGACTCGTTGGGTGTGGCCCGTATCATCCGGGCGTGGGATACCAACATCCATGTCATCCCCATGCCTGCTGGCCTGTCGCGGGATGAAGTCTCGGAGAAGATTCGGGAGTACCAGTACAACAACGAGCGGGATGAGATCACCACTTACGATTCTTCGAGCGGGAACTTCCAGAGTACCCCTCGTTCCAGCCCCACGGATGTAGCCAGAGACATCTACGTGCCTTCCTTCTACACCTCGGACGGCAAGACAGTCTCCGGGGACGTGAAGAAGCTCCAGCCCTCCACGGCTGCCCTGTCGGAGTTGGCGGACATCTACTTTGCCATGAACGTGATGATCTGTACGTTCGGTGTGCCCATCGAGATTCTCGGCCTGGACATCGGCAACAAGCCCATGGTGGACAAGACCAAGGAAGAGGGCATGGAGGCCTTCAGCAAGTTCATCAAGAGGCTGCAGTTCTCACATGCCTACGGTCTGAAGACGCTGTTTGACATGGAGTTGCTGCTGAGTGGAGTGGACCCCCGGCAGCAACTGTACCGTATCGTCTATCCGGGTATCACCCCCCAGTCCAAGGAGACCGAGGCCAAGATTTCCATGACGTTGGGGCAGACGGCCACCTACTACTACACGATTGGGATGCCCCCGGAACTGATCGGCCCGACTCTCAACCTGGACACCAAACAGATAGCCATTTGGAAGGCCAACTTGGAGCAGCAGATTGCCGCCCAACAGGCCATAGCCAAGGCCCAGGCCAAGACCACCACACCTCCGAACACGCAACAGAAGCAGCAGCCCAAGCCCAAGGAATAGAACCGTGAACAGTCTATTACCCAACATGCAGGATGCCCTCACAGTCCATGATGCTGCCCATGCCCAGCAGTCGGCAGAACTGCACGGGGTCGCTCTCAAGATGCTGGCCCTCTGTGACCAGACTCATATCTGTGTGGATGGGCTGGATGAGAAGCGGGAGCAGACGGAGTTGGATAGCCTGCCGGGGGCCATTCAGGTGAATGATGAGGCCGTGGCCCTGATCGGCGGGGTACTGGTGTCGGACGAGGTGCTGCCGGAGAGCCTGCCGGGCAAGAAGATGCAGGACAAGTCCTTCCAGTACAAGCCCCGTGTGCCAGCCTATGAGATGTGGCTCGTCAGGAAGGCCGAGGCAGAGGAGGTTCGCTCAGAGTGTCCGTTTGAGATCAGCAAGCATGTTCCCGTGGGACACCCTCGGCAGAACGGTGCCTATCGGTTCCCCCTGATTGCCCACAGGATGCCCGAGGCCTACCAGATGCTGCAGGTCCACAAGGACGGGGACGTGGTGCGGGTTTTCGACAAACTCGGCAACGAACCCAAGGGGCTGGCTGCCCTGGTGGACGTGTTCGTCGCACTCGATAGCCCGGAGCAGGCCATCTTCGAGTGTGTGTGGGATGGCAGCAACGTAGCCATCTTTGATGTGCTGATGCTGGAGGGCCTGGACTGCACCAAGTTGCCCTGGACGGAGAGGGACAAGTTGCTGGGTGAGGCCATCGAGAAGAACGAGAACCTGCCGGACGAACTCGTACCGGGGGATACCCAGCGGGTGCAGAGCCAGGATGGTCTCTACATGCTGGAGTCGGGAGAGTGGATTGTCCGGTATGAGAAGGAGTTGCTGACTGACACCAGCAGGCCTTTCTGGTTCAGGCATGTGGCCGGTCAGGTGATCCCCGGCAAGGTGCTTCCGTGGGTTCACCCCTCTGAGACGGTGGACGATGCCTCCGGCTACATTCAGGTGGTAGACACCGGCCTCCCTCCCATCCAGATTCACAAGAGCCGCAACACGGTCTCGATCTACGTGGCCGAGGGTGCACGGAACAGATGCTCCAATCTACCTCAGGTCGTCGAGATGGCCCGTGACCTGTCAGAGGACTGCATCATCGAGTGCATGGTGGAGGTCAAGCGGAACGGTGTCATGGTGTCAGATACCACCCTGGAGAACTACCGGAATGACCTGTCCGACTGTGAGGTCGTGGTCTACCCTTATGACATCGTGATGTGGGGAGACGAAACCCTCACGGAGAGGCCCATGTACGAGCGGGTGGACCTGCTGGAGCAGATCATCACCGGCCTGCCCGAGGACAAGGTGAGGTTCGGAGTGGTAGAGGCCGGGGGCGGGTGGCTGTTCACGGCTGATGCCGAGAGGCCGATGAACGGAGACTGTAGCCACTGTTTCAAGAAGTCGTAACCCGTACCAATGCTGTGAGTGGAGAGGTCACCTTAGGGGATTAGGGTGGCCTC